GTATACCATCACGTATTACTACGTCACGGAAACTGTCTGTGTTGTATGCATACTTTTTATCGTCAGCAGTGGCTTCCATCATGTAACTCCACTTACCTCTATCATCAGTTCTTAACCTTGTGTACACTTGTCCATTAGCAGTTGCTAAGAAAGGTGATGCACAATCAAAACTAATAGTAAAGTCTGGATTATGATGACGTCTAACTGCTCTTTGTATATCAGTTAGTAACAATGCCCATTCTAGTTTACTTGTACCTAAAAAGTGCATCCAGTCATGCTGTCCTTGCTCTAACAAGCCTTCATCTATAAGTGTAACCAAACGTTTTAATACCAAGTGTAAGTCACACATATTTTGTCCACCCATACCCCAACCATCAAATGGTCTGTCATATTTGTCTGAACAAAACTTCTTCATAGTGTTGTACCAATCATCTGCTTCAGTATGATTACTACCTTGTAATACGTTAAGTATTTTTAAGTCTTTACCTCTGGCTTCCATAAAGAATTCATTGTTAAACAATGTTGCATCAACGGCATCCTTATAACTTTTAATTCCACAGGCTTCACTTGCTTTTGGATCCAAGTAAGTCCATGTTGGAATATCTAATGTCATGCCATAGTTTGCAATACCGCTTTGCCATTTAATAACTGCTTCACGTTTCTTTTGTGCCGCTTTATCTTTTGTGTCTGCCCATGCTCCGGGCCATACACCTTTTGCAATTTGGAATCCACCTGAGTCAGCAACCATAAGTGTATCAGCACTTCTACTACGGACCATGTCTTCTCTTGGAACATGCTTAGTTAAATCCATATCGGCATGACCAGCACTATAAAGACTCCACTTATATGGAAACAATGCTTCTTGTTTATTAAGCCAATTCATTGCTTCCATATTTGGAATGTTCTTAGGTAGTCTGTCACCTACCACACTTTTTACTTTATCAGGAAAACGTTCGTTACCGATATAAGTTGCATAGAAGCCACTAAGGGCTGGCAAAAATATCGCATAGTCCTTTTGCTTCAGTGTTAGGTTGTCTTGCTCTATCATAGACTCTACTTTTGTTGTGCAGGAAGAATATAATCGTATACTGCTAGTCCACTATCAACAGTAATCATACTTGCACCTTCATCACTAAAGTGCATCTTACTATCACCAGCAAGACTCAAAATACTAATTACTTGATTAATAGGCCAGTGCCATCCATGCTTTAAACTTCCAGTAATATCATGTTGGAAAGTAAAGTCACCAGCATGTGTACTATGATCACCAAAGAAAAACTTTAAGTGTCCATCATCAGTTTTAGCAATAAATGTAGTCTCTTCACTATGCACTTGCGATTGCATCTTTAAACGTTGAATAGCCGCTACACTTGGCTCAATCTCTACGTTCCAGTTAACACCTTTAAACTTTACAGTTTTAAGTTTGTCGTTAATAACTTCACTTGTCATAAAGCGATAGTCATTTTTAAAGTCGCCTTTAACGTTTTCAAAGTGTAAGCCAACTGGTACAGTTTCGCCATTACGATCCTGTGTGTTAATATCAATCTTAGCATCATCCTTGTATTCAGGAATGTTAAGTAGGATATTAAGTTTACTAAGATTAGGCATACCAAATGTGCCAATGAACTCGGCAATAGGTTGCTTAAACTTACCCTTAACAATAACACTTCTATCTTCAGCCAATCCTTCAATAGTAGTCTCAGTGTCTGTACCGGTTACCTTAACCAAGTCAATAAAGCCTAGGCTATGTGTATGTTGTACAATGTCTTGTAGAAAGTCTTTCATTAATTTACTCCTAATGTGTATATTTGATTATATTTAGATTTTATGTAAAAGTCAACCACTATTTCTGTCTTTTTATTCAAAACTAAACAAATCATTGAAAGTAGTCTGGTTGTTAGTATCAAGTGTCAAATCCCACTCTAATACGTCTAGTAAGTTCTCCAACTTGCCATCGATCACAGTATTCTCCATAGCATGATCATCAAATGGTAAATCTTTAAACCATTGTGGTAAGTGAGCTTCGTCAGTTGGATAAGCAACACTTGTGTAACCTAACGGATTAGGTTTTAGTTTACAAACAATAACTTTTTGTCCATCTACAATTTCTGCACTGTAACGGTCACTGTTCATCTTTCGCAAACGATTCCAATTTATACTTGCTCTAACATGTCCAGGCATATTTGCTTTACCTTGACGTTCTTCTAGTGCAGTAAACTTTGTCATATTGTTTGCACGTTTTGGTGATCCTTTTTCCCAAGCAGGCCTTAAACTAAAGCCTTCCTTGAACTCTTTAACCTTATCAAGTACTGTTTCTCTTTGATCACCAGTTAGTACTCCAGTTAAAATATTACTGAGAAAGTCTTGTACTATCTTTGGCGTATCACTACGTTTCAAGTCTAAGCCCATAACTTTCATCTTACCCGGGCTTCCGCCTACGTCTGATCTGTAACCTTCTGTATCATACACTAATAGTGCATAACGTTTCTTTGTAATAAACAAGCCTTTAGTTGCAACAACTTCTCTACCACCTTTAATAATTTTACCTGCTTCACGCGGAACATTAAATGCTTCTTTCATAAAGTCAGGAAAACTATCATTTAAGTTATCTGAAATTTGATCATACAATTTAATTGCAATCTCTTTATTCCATTCAACTTCACCTTTTTCAACTTGTTCCTTAATAACGGGCCAAGCACTAAAGTAAGCAGAGTCTGTGTCACCATATACAATAGCATCTCCAACATGATCATACTCGCCTGTTATAGATTGATTAACAAATGCATCCATGTGCTTTGCAATAGCTCTACCACATAGTGTAGTTGATTGTCCAATACGTTTATCAAAGAACCTACAACCTGGATTAAGAATAGCACCATACAAACTGTTCAAGTTAATCTTCTTAACTAACTGTCGCTTGTCATAGAATGCTTTTTCTTTATCGTCTTTAGCATTTTTCATTTGTGCTTGTATCTGTTGTCTTTCAGCATACCAACGTTCTAGTAGTCCTGGAACAATACCTTTTACATCACTGTTAAATATTGTACCGTTAGCACTTAGTATCCACGGGTTACCACTTAAGAATACCATCTTGTATATTTCACAACCAGTGGCAATACTTTCAGTACCATCTTCCCATTCAACTACAATTTCAGTTGCTTTGTCTTGAGCCATAACCATTTGATATTCTTTACTACCAAACTCGCCTTCCCATGCTTCTGCAAATGACTTCTTATCTGCCATACGTTCTTTTAGTACAGATTCAGTGTAGTCTTGTCTTAGTTGTCCTACAATAGTTTCATTACCCATATTCAATGCTCTAATGGCACTTGGATACAAACTGTTAATATCAATAGCACCAATCCAGTCATGCATACCTTTTTTAGGATATGCAACGTAGGCACCTGCCGCTTGTGTGTTACCCAGTTCATCTCTGCTTTTACGACTTGGAACAACTAAGCCACGTTCATGTGCTTCGTTAATAATTGCTTGTTCTGTAACTGCCACTGCACCCATTGTTGTTTGTAGTAACACAGTATTAGCATGTCCAAGTTCGTTTGCAAGATCAAGAAACTTTAACTTTTTATCTAACTTATCAAGTAGTGCAACATCTTGTCTACTATAGTCTAAAAACTTTTCAAAGTCATTGTTGTATAGTTGATCAAGTGTTCCTTCATATTGTACTTTACGTTCATCTAATTCATATTCACCAATAGCATCTAAACTATATGAATGCATTTCGTGATATGTATACTTTCTATAAAGTTGCATGTAATCCATATGCACTCTACCAATAGTATCAAATGTAATGTTCTCTGCACCAAAACGTTCAAATGTACGTTTCTTTGGATACTGATTCCATAAGCAAAAACGTCTTGTATCATCTTTGCTTAGTACACGTTTTACTCTATTAACCATGTAAGGTATATCATAACCTTCACTGTTCCAGCCACTTAGTATATCTGCATCATCAATAATATCTAAAAATGCATCAAGTAGTTGTGCTTCAGTGTCACATAGTATTGTATTTTCAAACTTGTTTACAATAGCAGTTGCATCTTCTTGTGTCATGCCTTTTGGCTTAACACATAATGTTATCATCTGCTCCATCCACTGTAAGTAAACACTTATAGCAGTTACAGGATTAAACGGATCTTCAGGTGGTGAAAATCCTCTTTCCTTGTCAAAGTCTGTCTCAATATCAAAGAATGCAACATTAAGTTCAGGTGCATTTTGTCCAAGATAGTTTTCTTCTAAACAACGAAATACAGGATTGATATCACTTTCGTAATGTCTAACAGTATTGTTTAATTTTAATTCTTTGCGGAAGTCTCGCATTGTACGACATTGTATCCTGCTAACAGGGTTGCCATAAATGCTTCTGTGTTTGCCTTTCAAGTCATCATAATAAAATACATACTTGGCGGCAAAGTCTTTGTATTCACGTTCACCTTTTGTGTTTCGTTCTACAACGTAAATACGATCTTTGTCTCTGTCGAATAGTGCATCAACGTACATTTGTTCTCCTTGTTGTTATGGCCAACTGTGCCGTGTGTCATGCCGTTAAGGTGGCGAACCTGTATTATCTTTTTATAATAACACATGTATTTGTAAAAGTAAAGAGTTTATTTTGAAACTTCTTCCCAATGTGCTAACTGTAGTGCTTCTTTAAGAGCATCACTCTCACTTTGCAATTCTACAATCCTATGAAACTGATAAGACTTTAAACTTTGTGCTTTTATCCATTCCATGTGTTGTTCTGCTTCTGCAAGAGTGTTAAATTGCTTTATTATAATAGGATCTTCAATACGTGGTTCATATTCAATTCCGTACATGTTTTTTCCTCCACCAGTTATAAATTCCATATAAACTAATTCCTAACCAAAATACTTCAAGTGTAATATTAGCAATAATAGGTTTATAATACAAGTTAACAAATAATAGTATTGCTACCCCACAGTTGTTAAAACTATACCAAAAACCTTTTGGATCTATTTTGTCTGCTTGTAACATAGCATAGGTTCCTACTAATAATAAAACCCCCATATTACCAACTATGTCACTCCAGTGTAATGCGTAATAATCTACCATGTTCCTAATGCTACTCCAATTCCAATAATGTTAACAACCACAAAGTATAAAGTAATCATCATTACCCAAGCGGCTCCACGTCTATAACTTGCATATGCTTGTGTAATACTTCCTATTAAGAAGCCAGGATATACCATCAACATATTAGGATTGTCTGCAGTTAGTGCCAGCATCATACTAGCATGTACTGTAAATATAAAACTTACTAATTCAAACCAAAATGCTACTTTATCACTAGTATAACTTTTAACCCAAAACTGTTTTATGTTTACCACCAACCTAATGTCCTCCCGTTACCTGAAATAATTAAAGCACAGGTTACAATGTGTAATACAATCCAAAATGTTCTAAACCATAATGCACGTCTTACGTCGTCTTGAGATATAGGCAAGAACTCTGGCTTATCATCGTCAGTAATACCTACTGGCATGCCAACAGTTCTTGCCCAAAATTTAAGAAATCTTCGTTGTCCTGACAATTACTGTTTTCCAGTTGTTGTAAGGATATTTTCTAGTACTGAATAATCATCAGTTGCTTCTGCAAAGTTTCCTTTGTGTGCAACTTTAATTGCTTTCTTTAGTACTGCTGGCTTAATTTGCATTTCTTCTGCAACTGCCTTGATGGTATCATTAAGTCCTGCACTGAGGTCTTCTACCTCTTGCATTACTGTCATACCTTCATTAATAATTGTGATTAGTTTTGCTTTTTCTTCACTGTTGAAGACTTTGTCTGCACTCATTGAATCGTCCTTTGTTCAAGTATAATATAACTGTATTGTATATTATAACAAAGGGAATGTCAACCTAAACTTTTGCTTTTGTTAAACTTAATTGTGCAAATACTTCTGATGGTCTTGCACTACTAGGTACTAGACTTATACTAAAGCCTGAAAAATGTCCTGCTTCTGCCATTTTAACAAACTCGTCACCTGTATTAACCATTACATATTTTAACATAGGAAAGTTAATACTAAGTAATCCATCCCATCCATAATTTGCTTTGTAACTGTCAAAGTTTGCTTTGCCATACATTCTTTCTGCTACAACAGGATCGTCTTGCATCATTGCTTGAACAAATGCGGCCGGATCTTTGTGTACTTGACCAAACCATTTTGTAAGCATGTCTTGTCTTTGCTTTTTCTTTTCTGGATCATTTAACGGTAAATCTAGTGCAATGTACGCCACTGCTCTTTTTAATCCAAGACCTTTACTGCCTTGTTCAAAGTGTTGTGCTATACTTGGAAGAGCACTCCAGTATTCTTTTGCTACCATGTTAGTAGGACCACCTTCTCCAAGACGTCCACCACCTGATGTTGTTTCTGCTTTAACTTCAATACCTGTGCCATTAACTTCAATATCACCGCCATCGCTTTTTAATCTAATTTTATTAGATAGCATAGCAAGTGCATATTCGCCCGGGCCTTTTTGTTTTTTACCTGCTCCAAGCATTGCCATTGCTTGAAATATTTGTGAAGTTGTTTCGTCACCACCAAAGAAATCTCTAACACTTCCTACACCTGGTGTAGTTAACTTTGAAGTTTCAACTACGTTACCTTTAGACAATCTATCTAAAAATGCATTTAAACTTTTGTAGTCAACACCTGCATGAAATATAATTTGTGTTAGTGTTTTTAGTAATGGTTCAATACTAAAAGTATCGTCTTCAGTTGGAGGTCCAAATGCTTGTGCAACTTTACCTGATATGTCTTTATCATGTAATGTTCTGTAGATTCTATCCAGTAATACTAAATCATCATCATTATCTGCTTCAAGTCCACTAACCTTGGAGATAATGGCTTTCTTCATCTCATCATCTTCAAATAAAAATTCTTTTGCTCTCATCAGACTTCCTTATTTCTATACAAACTATTTATCATCTAACTAAATCCAAACTAACTGTACCAGCCAACAAAACTATACCTTTCTGGTGCTAGGTAACTAATGGGACTAACAAAGTGTTTGTTCTTATCAGGTTTACTTACATCTAATAAAATTAATCTGTTTCCTAATGGCATCATAG